GCATCTGGAATCCCAGAGATTGATATCAGAGTAGATTCTGTGTCAATCACTGCTATGACCAAGAAACTCAAAGCAAAATGGTCACCAGAGCTTGGACAAGACCTCAATGCTTACCATAACTTGGATGCAGAAGTAGAGCTTACTTCGATTCTTTCAGAGCAAATTGGTCTTGAAATTGATCGTGAGATCCTTGAAGACCTAGTGAAAGGCGCAACTGCTGGATCATTCTATTGGTCACGTTCCCCTGGAATGTTCCTAAATCGGATAACCGGCGCACAAATTGGCGCTTCTGCAAAAGCACCAGATTTCACTGGCACCGTGTCTTCTTGGTATGAGACTTTGATCGAAACGATCAATGATGTTTCAGCCCAAATTCACAGAAAGAATCTTCGTGGTGGTGCAAACTTCATTGTTTGCGGACCAGAAGTTGCCAATGTTCTAGAATTTACTGCTGGCTTCCGGGCCAAAGTAACTCACGAAGATGAGAAGGGTGAGATTGGGGCAGTGAATGTTGGTTCCATTTCAAAGAAATTTGATGTGTATGTTGATCCATACTTCCTTCGTAACGTTATTCTAGTGGGTCGCAAAGGATCGTCATTCCTCGAAAGCGGATATGTCTATGCTCCTTACGTCCCACTTCAAGTAACTCCTACCGTCTTTGGTACTGATGACTTTATCCCAAGAAAAGGCGTCATGACGAGATACGCAAAGAAAATGATAAAACCAGATATGTACGGTCTTGTCATTATTCGTGGCCTTATCGGTGAGTCAGGCGCATAATTTAACATAAATACTTAGTATTTAAACTAAATTAACAAAAAGAAGCCCTCAAATCAGAAATGGTTTGGGGGTTTCTTCTTTTCTCTTTGTGAAAATATTTATTTTATTGATTAGTCATAACCCCTATTGGAATAAGAGTTTCTTTTATTTGACACTACTTAATAGAAAGGTAACTTTAATTTAATGGCAGTTCCAACTCTAACTCCTGCTAGCACGATTAGCGCAATTGTCCTGTCATCTACGGGAGTTACAACGGATGTTGCTGCAACATTGCCGTTTGGAATCTATTCTAATGTTCCAGAATTCTTGTCTGGGGCAGCAGACCAAGTTGCTTATGTCTATAAGAAGCTTGGTGGAGATATGTTAGACATAGAAATAACAGCAGGAAACGTGTATGCTGCTTATGAAGAATCAATACTAGAATATTCCTACATAGTAAATCTTCATCAGTCTTTAAATGCTTTACCTTCTTTGTTAGGCAAACAAACAGGATCTTTCAATTCAGATGGAGAATTCACTTCTGGTTCTATTTTATCTGGAACAAATCCACAATTGGCTTTCCCTGCTTATTCGTTAGATTACCTTACAAGGTATGGCGATGCGTTTTCGCTGGAAGCCGGATTTGGATCAACACAACAAATTTACTCTGCTTCTTTTGCAATCATTCCACAGGTACAAGATTATGATTTGCAAGCAATTATAGAGTCATCATCGCTAAACAACTCCGATCCTGCTAGTGGAGGTTCCGTACCATTCGCAGGAAAAGTTGGCTCAAAAAGAGTAATAGTAAGAAAGGTATTTTATAAAACTGCTAATGCAATGTGGAGATTCTTTGGACAATACGGAGGACTAAATACTATTGGGAATCTATCCAACTATGGTCAATATTCTGATAGTTCAACTTATGAAGTTGTTCCAGTTTGGCAAAACAAACTTCAAGCAATAATGTATGAAACTTCAATTTATACAAGAAACTCTCATTTCTCTTATGAGATAAAAAATAACAAACTAAGAATCTATCCAACACCTCCAGATGTATATATTGATAATTTTTGGGTTGAGTTCTCTATAACAAACGAAATAAGCCCCTGGGTAGCATCAGGATCGATGAACGTGCAGGTAGGTGGGATAAACAACGTTAATACGCTACCATTCGTCAATCTGCCATATACGAGCATTAACTCCATAGGCAAACAATGGGCAAGAAGATATGCTCTTGCAATTTGCAAAGAAATGCTAGGTCAAGTTCGCTCTAAGTTTGCAACAATTCCAATCCCTGGTGAAACCGTAACCCTAAACGGTACGGCTCTAATGTCAGAAGCAAAAGAAGAGAAAAAAGAATTAAAAGAAGAATTGAATAAGATTCTTGATCAACTAACCTACCACAAGATTGCGGAGATTGAAGGTAAGAAATCTGATGATATGCAAAAGATATCACAGAAAATTCCTATCTACATTTACACAGGATAAATGAATGTCTGACGTTCCATTGGCAGAAATAACGTTTATGCCATCAACAATCGAAACAATTGATTTTGCTTTGTATGATTGGCTTAACGAAAAGATGGATATTCATTGTCAGTCAGAGAGTGGTTGGAAAAAGGTTCCTATTACTTGGATTGCTGCCGAGCGGGCACATCAATTAAAATCAAACAAAGATATTCGGGATTCATCTGGTATGCTAAAACTTCCTTTGATTATAGTAGAAAGAAAATCAATCAATAAAGACCCAACCAAAACAGGATCAATACCTGCAAACATTCGACCAATAGACGATGAAAAAGGTGGTACTATCACAATAGCAAGAAGAATCAATCAAGAAAAGACTTCAAACTTTGTAAATGCCGCACAAATGAAACGAACTACAACAGAAGGTACAGAGATAAGAACTTCGCAAAGAAGAGACAATCGTGTTTATCCATTATATGACAACAGAACCCAAAGACAAACAATACCAAAAGTTGTATATCAAACCATTACAATTCCAATTCCAGTTCATGTTGTAGTAAGTTACCAAATAAATGTTAAGGCAGATTATTTGCAACAGCTAAATGAAATAACAATTCCGTTCTTTACCAAAAATGGTAACACAAGATACATTCAAATAGAAAGAGAACAGCACAAATACGATGCCTTTATAAAAGGTGATTTTGCGTTTGAGAATAATTCATCTGCTTTAAATGAAGAAAGAAAAAACTATTCTGCGGCAATAACCATAGAAGTTATTGGTTATCTAATTGGTGATGGCAAAAATCAAGAGACACCAAAAATTGTAATAAGAGAAAATGCTGTAGAAGTAAAGTTTCCAAGAGAAAGAGTTATTGTCGGAGACATATCAGATTTCTTAAATACTTCCAAAAACAAAACATCTTATAGATAATAATGACTTTTCGGCTTTCCTTTACTATTTATTACTGATAAATAAAAATAAAGCAGGAGTATCATTCATATGTCAGTATCTTCTTACCGATTTGTTTCCCCAGGCGTACAAGTACAGGAAATTGATAAATCACAATTACCTGCTACTTCTAACCTTGTAGGTCCAACCATAATTGGTAGATTTGAAAAAGGTCCAGCATTACGTCCTGTCTATATTAATTCCAAAGCACAATTGGTTGAGATATTTGGCGAGCCAGTTCCAGGCCGCTCATCAGAAGATGTATGGAGAGATGGAAATTATGTAGGTACAATGTATGCAGGCTATGCTACGATGGCATGGCTAACCAATACTCCTGCTGTAAATATCATTAGACTTCTTGGAACAGAAAATTCAAATGCAGTTACTGCTGGAAAAGCAGGTTGGCAAGTTCCAGCTTACGCAACAAACGATAGTGGTGGTGGAGCTTATGGACTTTTCGTAATGCCATCTGCTTCTGCTGGACCAGTTGCAGTAACTGGAACGTTGGCTGCTATATGGTATATCAAAGAAGGTTCAGTAACTCTTTCTGGCACTCTAGCCGGAACTGCTGCAACCTTTGTTTCTGGAACAAATGTACTTGTTCAATCCAATGCAGGCTTGTGTGATTTCAGTGCAGTAGTAACTACTCCTAGCGGCACTTACTCTTCGGCATTCAATCTAGATGTAGATTCTGATAAATTTATCAGAAGAGTATTCAACACAAATCCTATTTTGACCAATTCAGAGGTTACTGCTCCAGGCAATCTTGAATACTATTGGCTAGGAGAAAGCTTTGAAAGATCAGTGGATGAGATTGTTGGACTATCTTCAGCTACTTACTACGGCTTTATTGCGCCATTGACAGATTCTACAACGGTATCTTATTCTAAATACCGTGCCCCTGCAAGACCAGCAGAAAGTGGTTGGGTAATTGCACAAGATCTTACTACAAATACTGGCTCTTATTCTCCAGCAGCCCAACAAAAGCTATTCAAGTTTGTTGGTCTTGATTCTGGAGAATGGGACCAACGCAACTTAAAGATCTCAATTTCAGATATCAAGCCCCCTGCAACAGATTTTGATGATTATGGAACTTTCTCTGTATTGGTCAGACTTGCTAACGATTCAGACAACACCGTTAAAATTGTAGAACAATATAATAACGTAAATCTAAATCCAGTTTCTTTGAACTATATCGCCAGAAAGGTTGGTGACAAGTATGCAGAATGGGATGAGACTGAAAGAAGACTTAGAGAATACGGAACCTATAGAAATGCTTCTAGATATTTCCGTTTAGAAATGGACGCTGATTTGGACGCAGGTACAATTGATCCTACTTATCTTCCATTCGGCTTTTTCGGTCCTCCAAGAGCAAAGAGATTCACTTTCAATTCTGGCTCTGCTGTACCATCAAATACAATTGTTTCTGCTTCTTTGGCAAGAGCTAATAATCCATCAGGTGTGTTTCTAAACCAAGGAACATTGAATCTAACAGGAAGTATTTTATTCCCAGCAATTCCGCTAAGACTAAGTGCTTCTTCCGGTCTGGGCCGCCCATTGAATAGTTACTTTGGTATTACAACAGGGGAAAAAACGGCTTTTACAAACTTCGATAGAAGCTATGCCGATGTAACAAGAGCTTTTCCTTCAACGTTCGGTAATGATGCTTATGATCTTGGATCAGAAACTTACAGAGAAAATTCTTTCATCTTTTCACTAGATGACGTTTCTGGTTCTGTCTCTGGGGGAGTCGGAAATGTATATAGTTCTGGTTCAAGAGCAGCAGGAACTTCTGTAACTGCTGTTGCATCCTTAGCTACTGGCTCACAAACTGGTTATCGTGCAATTCTTACTGCTGGCTATAATCAATTCACAATGCCCGTTTATAACGGTTTTGATGGATTCGATATCGTAGAATCAGATCCGCTAAGAAACACAATATTAACTGATTTATCTTCGCCAACTGAAACTAATAGTTATGTTTATAATACTCTAAACAGAGCAATTGATACAATTTCAGATCCAGAGACTTTGGTTACAGACGTTGTAGCGATTCCAGGCATGACATATGAAGCACTAACCACAAAGCTTATCCAAACTTGTGAAGCAAGAGCCGATGCCCTTGCAATTATTGATCTACCAAATGTTTATATCCCAGAGCAAGAACAATACTTCTCCAATAAAAGAAGTAGATATACTGGCACTACAACCGGAGTTGCATTTGCATTGAAAGAAAGAGGTTTGAATTCAAGCTATGGTGCCACTTATTATCCTTGGGTACAAATCAGAGACACCATTAGTAATCAATTGGTATTCGTGCCACCATCTGTAGTTGCTCTTGGTGCAATGTCCTATGGGCAAAGAACCCAAGAACTTTGGTTTGCACCAGCAGGATTTACTAGAGGTGGCTTGTCAGAGGGTCGTGGAGGCTTGCCAGTATTGGGAGTTACACATCGTCTTTCTTCTACCGAAAGAGACACATTGTATGAAGCTAATATCAATCCAATTGCTCAATTCCCATCAGAAGGAATTGTAATCTTTGGACAAAAGACATTGCAAGTTACTCCTTCTGCACTTGATAGAATTAACGTTCGTAGATTGCTTATCTTTCTAAAAAGAGAAGTATCTAGAATTGCAGCAAACTTATTGTTTGATCAAAATGTTAAGGTAACTTGGGCAAGATTCTTAGGACAAGTTAATCCATTCTTGGGCTCCGTGAAAACAAGACTTGGGCTGTCTGACTATAGAGTTATTCTTGACAAGACTACTACAACTCCAGATTTGGTTGATAGAAACATACTATATGCAAAAGTATTTCTAAAACCAGCAAGATCAATAGAATTTATCGCAATTGATTTTACAATTACTGATTCTGGCGCATCATTTATCGACTAACGACTAATTACTTAAAGGGAAAAATATAACATGGCATTCTGGAATGAATCGGCAGTAGAACCTAAAAGAAAATTTAAGTTTATACTAATTTTTGGAGCTTCGGCCGACAAGCTTCCTATTTTCGTTGTAAAAAAAGTAAATAAACCAGAAATCACCATTAGCGTAACTCCTCACAAGTTTTTAGGTCATACTTACAAATTTCCAGGCTCAACTTCTTGGAACGAGGTTACCGTTACTTTGATAGACCCTGCGGGTAACAGCGCCGAGGGTGAAGCACCGACGCTGGAAGACGCCGATCTCGGCGCCGCAGTTGATGTAGCAACAGGATTATATAGTATCTTAGTGGCTGCTGGTTATCAAAACCCAAAGGATCAAGGGGCTGCTTTGGCAGGAGCCCCTGGTGATGTAAAGACATTTGCAAAATCTACTGCGACTAAACCATTTGAACAAATTAAAATTGTTCAATTGAATGCGAATGGTCAGGCAGTTGAAACTTGGACACTCAACAATGCATGGCTCAACAAGGTAGCGTTTGGAGATCTTGATTATGGCTCCGATGAAATTAGTGAAGTAACCTTAACATTTGCATATGATTGGG